TCTGTACTTTTGGTATGCCTTTCTTATCTTGGTCTTTTGCCATATCCTGTTCCTTCCTCTCTGTTACGCCAACGCTTGTTCCAAGCATAGCTATTCATTTTACTACCTATCGATTCCATCCAGCTATAGGGAATATCCATAGTCTTCTTTAGAATCATTCTAAAGTCTGCAATTAAATCAGGTATTGTTTTCATCTTTTCCTTTAAAAAATTTTTTACAGTGCTCTGCAAACTTCTTATCATCCAACTGTTCAGCAAACAGTTTAAGTATAGCTTTGTATGCACCGCCAGTTTTATAGTCATCACTTACTGTCTTATCTTTAAATACACTCTTAATTTTTATTTTGTTTTTTATGCTCATAATGATCTACAATCTTTTTAAAGTCATTTTTTTTAGTTATCAAAAAAGGTAGTAAAGACCTCGCTACTTTATAAGCGTCTCTATGACTACATTTCCATCTATACTGCCCATAGTTCTGATGCGGGTATGGCGGTCTATAATCTAAACTTCCACAACCAAACATTTTGTGTACATGGTCTATCGTAGGTTTATCAATCATGTTTATCTCAATTCGTATGTACCAATACTTGTAGGCACGGGGCTTTCCTTTTCTATGTTCGGTGCGTTGCTTGTAAGTAACGCAACTCTCACCATCAAATAGACCAGCAAGATATGCCATAGTTTCATTCATAGTTCCTTATATAATCCGATATCTTTTGAACGAGATTGTACCATTCCTTTTTATATTTTTCTTGCTTAGTCTTTTCCCACATTTCTTGTGCCATAGATAATTCAAACATTAACTTATTCATTATTTACTCCAAACATTTGTTACACCTCTCAACAACCACTTTAGCGTGTCTTCACTCTTTTTGTGTTGACTGCAACTCATCAGGAATAATAGGATCATAATTCCTAGCCCAAATTTTTTCATCTATCTCTCCCTCTGACCAACAGGTTAAACACTGTACGATCGTATTCATTTCTGTTCTTAAATATCCATTGCCTTTACACTCAGGACATATTTTTTTATCTGTCGACATAGTCGTGTGTCTGTTTAGGCAACCATTTGTAGTCATAGACTTTCTTTTGTGTGCCTGGAACAGGTCCTCTCTTTTTTAGTTTTATTATGTTGTCCACACCTTGCTTAATTCTTTTATGTTCCACTAAGATAGATGCTTCTCTTGCTATTACTTTATCTAACATTCTCTTTCTTACATAGTTAGGATTTCTACCTGCTAATCCGCACACGTAATTAAAATCAATACCATGTTTAATCCAACCCAAAGCTTCTAATGCTGCTGTATTGTCTGTCGAATAGAACGCATCATCAAAAGCTTTAGCTAGAACTGCGATCCAAAGCTTTTGCTCTGGTTCTTTGTTTTGTTCAATTAAATGTATAACATCGTTATTTGCGAACGGTGTCCGATATTTTGCCATTTAATTTCCTCACTTTCTCATTTGCTATTTTTTCAATCGTCTTGCTTATCGATAACGTCACATCAGGATCTAAATTCTTCGACAAAGTATCTAATATCTTGTATGTTGCGTGTGATAACGAGACGTTTCTATATTTTGTTGTGTCTGTCATATTTCTTCCTTTCACCAATATATAGGATAATCATATAGGATTGTCAATGACTAAATATATTTTAATTATGAAAATTTGTTCCGTGCTCCATGGTGAGTGTTTACCAGAATACAACGCTGGCGAGCATGCTACTTGGTACGATTGCGCGGCTGTAGGAACTATGATGACGGCTAATGCACTGTCTGAAATGGGTCCTGATTTAGTTAATCAAAACAAAATATATGTTACGTTTAAATGTAAGCCTATGATAGGTGCTTGACATTGTGTTCAAATTGTGACAGATGTAAATTACTTTTCTCACCTTACAACCTATCCCCTTTTTCCCTCGTGGGATAGGTTTATTTATTGTGGAACGTCATCACTACAGATATAGCCAATAACGTCTTTGCCTTGATATTCATGATAGTAGTGATTGCTAAATACTTTACGTTGTTTTATTTCTATAACTTTTACATTGTGTGTATACCAAGACTCACAGCTCTCTCCTGATACAACTTCAAACGATTGCATTTGTATATCGCCAAAGGTTGTTAGATATAATAGCGTTATGATGGTTACTTTTTCAAACATACATTAAAATGATTCCAAACAAGAGAATTAAAAATAATATAACATCTACCCAAAACATAAAAATAATTATGTTCCACCACACTACCGCCCCTGGCCTTTATACTTCTTCCTGTGAGGTTTTCTTTTGTTTAATCTTTTGGTGTGTACACCTGGACGTTTTTTAGGAGTTCGTTTGTGGTAATTGTTTACCCCAAACATAGGTTTCTTTTTAGCCATGCTGATCTTCGTCTGGTAGAATACTTGCTTTAAATTTTGTTTGTTCGTTAGCTACAACGTATTTAATCACACCGTTTACTTTTTGTTCAAGATCAAAACCACAGTTTACACATCTGTAAATGTGTGGTTCGAAAGATACAAGAAGAGTTTCTGATCTGCACTCTGGGCAGTTACCTGTTACGATTTGTGATGTTAATTGTCCTATTCTAGCCATGGTGTGTACACCACTTTACCATCAACTCTTTGTGCACGCAAGGACTGGTTTCTATTTGAGTTAGTAGAGTAGCTGCAATGTATCCAGCCTGAAGTTGGTTCGTTATCTTTGTAAAATTCTAAAATGAGTTGGTCGTAATCAAGTTCATTCTTAATGTACAAAGCTAGTTCTCTATTATCAACACCAGGTATTTCAAAGTCTGCTGCGGCTGCGCCGTTGTCTGCTACATGTTGGCTGTTCACACTGCTACCAATTTCTACACAAAGCTGGGCACAACGGAATCCCGATGATATAATTAAGGGTTTATCGTAGTGTGATCTGACTGGCTGCAATATGTTAATTGCTAATTCTTTAAGATTCTCAATCTGTTGTGGATTAGGGTTATTATTGATACCTTTTCTCTCCGCAACTTGAGACTTAGTCAACTCATCAAGAGTTATGTTAGCTGTAAGTTTCATTTGTTATCGTTTAATCCTACATATATTACAACACAAAGCAAGATAAAAGCTATTAAAGTATTTATGGGAAAAAAGGGTTCCATTATTGTATGTGAATTTTTTTAATTGACTTTGAGCCGTCAATATTTAATTCAATTTCAGCTTCACCTTGCCAGCATTGATATCTTACGTTTGCATTGTACTGTCTCTCCGCCTGGCGCTTATGGCGTAAACATGAAGCCATATTATCTTGTATACGTGCCTCTTTAATATCTCCTGACACAAACATTAATAATCCTACCACAGCCTCTATCATTGATGATTCCCATTTGTATATTTCATTTCTCGATTTGCATCTTTTAATTTTTCAATGTCTATTAAAACTTTATCCATTTGTCCTCTTAAAAATTCAATGTTGATTTTATTATTCATCATTGATGCAAGTTGTTTATTAATCTTATCCACCTGCTTATACAAGTCCTCCAACATCATGAATTGCTCGCTATCTGCGGGCAAAGATCCCATTTCACCACGTGGCCATTTTATTCTGAACACCGTGTTCTCTTCTAGATCTTTTTCCATGATCTGAATTTTAGTATCAGCAACATTGAGACGCTCTACAATCTGAAAATAGCCCATCGTGCCCAAAGCGACGATCACGATCAAACTGATGACAGTTTTCATCGGCATCTGTACAGCTTGGTCCTCTCCGATTTTTAGCGCCATAAATTACTTGTAGAAACCTTTAAAGATCCAATTGACCCATTTGTTCCATAGGCCTTTTACTTTTTCCCAGGCTCTACAACAAACATTTTTACATTTATCTATCATGTTTCTTCTCCTCAATTTCGTAAAAGAAGTTATCCGTATCTTCGGTCTTCCATTTACTTGTGTTTTCTACATTCCACTCAGATGTCTGCACTTTCCAATCTGGAATATTATCTTTCACTGTAAATGAAGGTATATCCCAAATACATCTATTGTTAGGTTGTGCTGCATAGTTCCCATCGTCTAGGGCTATGATGTGAGCACATTTGTGCTCGTGCGGAATCTCTGAATGGTCCGTGTCTAAGATATTAGCTTCAGGGTGGGCAAAGTCAACAGTAAATAAGTATTTACCAGGATGCCATTTTTTGTCTTTTCCTATGTATTTACCAGCTTGTGCTTCTAGAATATCCCAAGAAGTAACAGCAGGATAATAACTAAAACAATTCCATAACTGTAACTCATCAAGTCTACGTCTAGGAACTTCGTCCGCTTTAAAACCTCTTTGAATGAATGCAGATATCGGGAGACGATAGAAGACAGCTCCATTTTCCATAATACAATGAAAAAGGATACTACGCCCTGTAATAGCCGAAAGACCAAAGATAATACAGTCTTCAACTTCTCCATGATGTTTCTTAAGGTCATAAAGATATTCTCTCCTGATCTGTGCGTATTCTGGTGGTATGTTTGCATTTAGATATGCCATAAATAATCCTCATTTTATACTGCCCCAATTATCCCCTTCTTCATAATCTACTTTGTTAGGAACTTCAAGAGCAACAGTTGACTCCATTATTTCTTTAATCTTCTCTGCTTCTTTTTTATTTTGTATAGATATATCTAATTCATCATGTACTTGTAGATGTGGTATGATGCCTTCAGCATGTAGGTCTATCATAGCTTTCTTTGTCATGTCAGCCGCAGATCCTTGTATTAATCTATTTAGAGCTTTGTATGTGTATGCTCTTCTGATCCCTGGTCCGTGTTCCGCAAGCGCATCATCGTGAGGCAATGGCTTGTGAATACCGAACTGATTTGGTTCCCATAAATGAAACCTGCATAGTCGACCCAGCAACGTTCGCACTTTACCTTTACGCTGTGCTCTGCTCATCACTGCATCCATCAACTGTTTAACAAAAGGCACCTTTGTATGATATTGTTTAAATAATTCTTCAGCTTGTAGTTTGTTTACACCTAGCTCTGCTTGTAATTTATTTTTACCCATACCATAGAAAAGACCCAAATTGATCGTCTTAGCTTGTGTTCTAGGTATACCGGCCATATCTGCTACAATCTTATGGAAGTCTGCATCACCTTGCTTGTATGCATCAACAACATCTTCTACAGAAAAGAAACCTTGTAATGCTGCGTAATGAACTACAAGCCTTGGTTCTTGTTGTGAATAATCAAAACAACCCCACTTACAATTCTCTTCAGGTATAAATAAACTTCTGATCCGTGGTCCGAGGTCTTTGTTCCTTGCAGGTATCTGCTGTAAGTTTGGATTGTTCATACTGAATCTTCCTGTAACAGTCCCGCCACTATCACCACGCAACTGGTTTATCTCTGCATGTATTCTGCCTTTGCCAGAATATTTTAATATTGTGTCTATAAATGTTGTGTGTGCTTTGTTAATCTCTCTTGCTTTCGCAATGGCTTGCACAATCTTGTGTGGGTGGTTAGCTAAAAAATTTTTAGTAAAGCTTGGTGCTTGTGTCTTTGCTGTTCTATCATAAGGCAAACCCAGTTTATCAAATACTTTTGCAATAGATCTCGCTGCCCAAATTTGTACCTCTTGTTTAGTTTCCGCGTATACTGCGCCTAATAACCGTTTTTCCTCTTCAACCATAAGTTGTTTTTCTATATTTGCTTTATCTACATCTACACGCACACCCAAGAATCTCATGTCAACTAATACAGGAAACAGTTTAGTTTCCATTTCAAATATGTCTTGTATATCTTGGTGTACTATTTCTTTTTTTAATTCTTGCCACAACTCTAATGTGAGTTGGGCGTCACGCTCCGCGTAAGCTCCAACGTACATGGCTGGTAGTTTATACATTTCTGCTTTTGGATCTACACCCCAAGACTTTGCAGCTTCGTATAGCGCTGTTTCATCTTTACCTTTACCTACAAAATCTCTACCACAGTTATTTAAATCATATCTAAATCTATTCTCATCAACCAAAGAGGCAGCTATCATTGTGTCTACAATCTTGCCATTTATTTTTAGTCCCAATGCTCTTAGCCAACATACGTCGTACATTGCGTTGTGAAATATTTTTGTTGATGGTAAATTTAATTGATCTTGTAACCATTTAAGAACCATCTTACGATCCATATTACCACCGCCTTCATGTGCGATAGGATAGTATGCACACCAGTCGTGTGTGGCTAACGATATACCAACTACATCACCTACACCCACAACAGAACCAGAACCCATTCTTTCGTTTAGGTTTGGATCTTTTGTTTCTAAGTCTACAGCTATCTCATCATACTTTGATAGATCAGGAAAATCTTGTGGTGGTAGCCACTCTGTTTGTGGTTTAAATGTTATCTTCATTTCTTTTTGTATCTTGTATCTTTTTCTTCTCTAGTTCACAATAGTGTATGATCTTGTCAAGATCCTCTATTCCGTTTTTGTGCATGTATCTACAAACGTACTTCACAACACAGCCCTGAAA